CGTTTACCGGATCGTGCTTTAGTAACCGACGGCGCTGCCCTGCAAACTCAGGACGACAACGAACAATTCACAACTCTGACCGTAGCTAATCAAAAGCACATCGGTATTAACTTCACTTCTGCTGAATTGACCATGCAGTTAGATGACTTTGCAGAGCGTGTATTGAAACCACGTATCTCCCAGTTGGCTTCTTCTATCGACGCTGACGTAGCTAATGCATACAAGAACATCTATGCATCAGTTGGTACACCAGGCACAACACCTTCAACTTCTTTAGTTCTGTTGCAAGCGCAACAAAAGCTAAACGAAGCAGCAGCCGTAATGTCACCACGTTACGCAACTGTTAACCCAGCAGCTAACGCTGGCTTGGTTGAAGGTATGAAAGGTCTGTTTAACCCAACAGATACAATTAGCAAGCAATTCAAGAACGGCATGATGGGCACTGGCGTATTAGGCTTCGACGAAGTCAATATGTCTCAGTCAATCAAGCAACACACCACTGGTACACGTTCAACTGCCGACACCATTTTGGTAAACGGCGCTGTTACTACCCAAGGTCAAACAACCATCAACCTCGATGGCGGCACTGGTGCAGCTACAATCGCAGTTGGCGACGTATTTACTATCGCTGGTGTATTTGCCGTTAACCCACAAACTCGTGAGTCAACAGGCGCATTGCAACAGTTTGTTGTAACTTCTACTGCTACGGCTTCTAGCGGTGCTTGGACAAACGTAGCTATTTCCCCAGCTATGTACACTGCTGATCAAGCTTTGGCAACCATCAGCTCCTTCCCAGCCGACAATGCAGCAGTTACCTTTATTGGTGCAGCTTCAACCCAGTACGCACAGAACTTGGTCTATCACAAAGATGCGATCACGTTTGCTACCGCTGACTTGTTAATGCCACAAGGTGTGGACATGGCTTCTCGCCAAGTTCATAACGGCGTGTCGATGCGTATTGTTCGTCAATACGATATCAACAACGATCGTATGCCTTGCCGTATTGACGTTCTATACGGTTACAGCACAATTCGTCCACAAATGGGCGTCCGTCTCTGGGGCTAAGCTGAAGGAGGGCTTCGGCCCTCTTTTTAAAACTTTTTTAAGGAAAATATCATGGCACTTCCAAATGGTTCAGGCGGCTATCAAGTAGGCGCTGGCAATTTAAACGAAATTATTATGGGCACCCAAGTAGCTCCTACGGCTAAAACCGCAGCAGCAACTTTAACCCCCGCTGAATTAGCAACCGAAATTATTACTTACAATGGTGCAGCAGCAGCTTTGACAGTACCTTTAGGCACTGACATAGAGAATGCTTTTAGCAGCATGAAAGTTAATAGCTCGTTTGATTTTTCAATCATCAATATCGGTGGCACTAACGCTGCAACAGTAACAGCTAACACTGGCTGTACTATTGTTGGCGTAGCTGCGGTTTCTGCAAACACATCCGCTACATGGCGTGTTCGTAAAACTGCTGAAAACACTTTTGTTTTCTATCGCGTAGCTGGCTAAATCTGATGGGGGCTTCGGCCCCCGTTTTTAAAGGAAAAATTATGTCAAATACTAAAGCCATAGGTGTTGCTTTTGCTGATCCGTTGTTTGACGACGTTCAGTTTCAAGCATACACAGTAGCGCAGTTACCTGCCGCTTCTGCTGCATTACTTGGCACACGTTCAGTTGTCACAAATTCTAACGCGGCGTTAACCGCAGGCATCGGCGCTGTCGTTGCTGCTGGCGGTTCAAATGTCGTCCCTGTATTTTGCGACGGTACTAACTGGCGTATTGGCTAAAAATATTGGGGGCTTCGGCCCCCATCTAAACTATGAACATATACTTACGGCACGATGTGCACGGCACTAAAGTAGCGACAATGGAATTAGAAGCTGTTGCAGATGAAGAAAACGGTTGGGTGAGGTATACTCACGACACGCCCTCGGCTCCCGAAGAGGTGGTTCCAGTAAATGTTCTGGAAGTTCAAAAGCGCAGACGAAAAGAACCCGCAATAGGAGCCTAGTATGGCAACAGCTTTCGACCAGATAAAAGCCGCGCTTCGATTAATAGGCCAACTGGCTGAAGGCGAAGACCCATCCGCACAAACGGCTCAAGATGCATTGACAGCTATGAATCAGATGGTTGATTCATGGAATACTGAACGTCTGACAGTGTTTTGTACACAAGACCAAGTATTTATGTGGCCGCCGGATGAAATCACTCGCGATCTTGGACCTACGGGCGACTTTGTTGGCTTGCGTCCAGTTTTGATTGACGATGCAACTTATTTCCGCGACCCACAAACAAATGTGTCGTTTGGTATTAAGCTGATTAATCAACAGCAATACAACGGTATTGCGGTTAAGACAGTAACGTCTACTTATCCGCAAGTTATGTTTGTAAACATGACTTACCCCAATGTTCAACTAACTATTTATCCAAAACCTACGCGTTTGTTGGAATGGCATTTTATATCCGTTCAAGAGTTGGATAATCCGGCTACGTTAAACACAGAACTATTCTTCCCGCCAGGCTATTTGCGTGCATTCAAGTACAACTTAGCGTGCGAAATTGCTGCTGAGTTTGGTGTTGAGCCACCACAGACTGTACAACGTATTGCGATGACGTCTAAGCGTAATCTGAAACGCATCAATAATCCTGATGATGTTATGTCGATGCCTTACTCGATCGTGGCAAGCCGTCAGCGTTTCAACATCTACGCCGGTAACTATTAATTTATGAAGACGCCAATCCTTGGCCAGTCGTACGTCGCCCGCAGCGTCAATGCTGCGGATGCCCGTATGATCAACATGTATCCTGAGACGATACCGGCACCGGACGGTAATGAGCCTGCTTACCTTAACCGCGCGCCTGGGTTGCGTAAGCTATCCAAAGTTGGCACAGGTCCTATTCGTGGACTGTGGCAATATGGTAACTATGCGTATGCTGTATCGGGTAGCAGACTTTATAGAATTAATTCAGATTGGTCATCTACGCAAATAGGTGGCATATCAGGCACTGGCCCAGTGTCAATGGTGGATAACGGCACGCAGTTATTTATTGCAGCCAATCCTAAAGGCTATATCTACGATGCTGCTTCGGAAGAGCTTGCTGAAATTGAGGATGAAGACTTTCCTGGTGCGGTAACAGTTGGTTATCTTGATGGGTATTTTATATTCCAAGAGCCTAACTCACAAAAATTTTGGACGTCTGAACTGCTTGATGGCACACAGATTGATCCATTAAGTTTTGCCAGTGCTGAAGGTATGCCGGACAATCTGGTGTCACTATTTGTTGACCACCGCGAAGTTTGGTTGTTTGGTACTCAGTCTGTTGAAGTCTGGTATAACGCAGCGACTACTCCATTCCCATTAGCTCGTATTCAAGGTGCAGTTAATGAATATGGTTGCGCTGCAACATTTTCTGTAGCCAGAATGGATAACTCAATATATTGGTTAGGCGCGGATGCGCGTGGCCAAGGTATTGTGTTTAGAGCCAATGGCTATGCGGGGCAACGCATATCTACCCATGCGGTTGAATTTGCTATTCAAAGCTATGGCACAATTTCTGACGCAATTGCGTTTACTTATCAGCAAGACGGTCATTCATTCTATGTATTGACGTTTCCAACCGCTCAAAAAACTTGGGTGTTTGATGTAGCTACAGGCGCATGGCATGAGCGTGCGGGGTTTGCTAATGGTCAATTTATCCGCCACCGTGCGAACTGCCAAATGTTTTTTAACAACGAAGTAGTAGTTGGCGACTTTCAAAACGGCAATATCTACGCGTATGATTTAGATCAATTTTCTGATGGCGACTTTCCACAGAAATGGTTACGGTCATGGCGCGCACTACCTACAGGCACAAACAACTATAAGCGTACCGCTCAACACACTTTGCAGCTTAATTGCGAAACCGGCGTGGGTGTAAATAGTGGTCAAGGTAAAGACCCTCAAGTTATGCTGCGTTGGTCTGATGATGGCGGCCACACATGGTCAAACGAGCATTGGACTGGCATGGGCAAAATAGGCTCGTACGGCTATCGTGCATTTTGGCGTCGATTGGGCATGACAGAAAAGCTGCGTGACCGAGTGTATGAAGTGTCTGGCACCGATCCAGTTAAGTTAGCGATTACGGGTGCCGAATTAGTTTTGACCGGCACTAATGGCTAATTCAGATAATCTACCCCAACTACCTAAGAACCAATCAGCCATTTCAACCAATGGCGTTGTGTCAAGGGACTGGTATCGCTTTTTTCTTAACTTACTAAACAAAGTTAATGAAGGCGGTGGTGGTGGTAATGGTACCGGCACAGTCACCTCAGTCAATGTATCAGGTGGTACAACAGGTTTAACGACCTCTGGCGGCCCGATCACAACTAATGGCACTATAACCCTCAACGGCACGGTAAACGTCGCTAACGGCGGCACAGGCGCCGCTACAGCAGCAAACGCTCGTACAAATTTAGGCGTGCCAAGCCTTACAGGTACAGGAGCGTCTGGCACTTGGAATATTAATGTTACCGGCTCCGCCAGTAATGTTAGCGGCGTGGTTGCAATAGCTAACGGTGGCACAGGTGCTACTACAGCGGCGGATGCTCGTACAAACTTAGGTGCAGCGGCTTCAGGCGCTAACTCGGACATCACATCTTTATCAGGTATTACGGGCAGCATTGCTAGCCCAACCTATATTCAAATGGGTAATGGTTCCGGCACAACTTTAGCTGCTGGCCGGATGTGGTATGACCAAACTTCCGGCAATTGGAATATGGGCATGGGTGGTGGCAACATTACCCAGCAAGTTGGCGAAGAGTTATTTGTCTACGGTAAAGCAAGCGCAGCTATTAGTGATTCACCTCTTCAAATTGTTTACCACACCGGCACGGTGGGGTCTAGCGGTACAGTTACGTTTGCGCCTACGATTGCAAACATCACCGATATAAACGCTATTGTTGGTGTTGCTACAGAAGATATTGCATTAAACGGTTTTGGGCGGGTTACTAACTTTGGTGTAGTTCGTGGCATTACGACCAACGGTGCAGCGTACGGTGAAACGTGGGCAGATGACGATGTAATTTGGTACAACCCCGTCACTGGCAACCCGACTAATGTGGAGCCTAGCGCGCCAGGCATTAAAGTGCAGGTTGGCATCATTATTACCGCAGGATTAGGCGGCTCTGGGTCTTTCCAAGTTCTTTTGCGTCCAGGCTCTGTACTGGGCGGCACCGACTCAAACGTACAATTTTCTACCCTTGTTAACAACAATTTAATCCAATACGACAGCACATTAGGCTATTGGAAAAACGTCACGCCTGCATCAGTCACAGGTGTTGGCAGCTTAGCTAATGCCTTAACGATTGGCACAGGCTTAAGCGGCACATCATATAACGGCTCGGCTGCGGTAACTATCAATAACACTGGCGTTACCTCTTTGACGGGTACAGCTAGTCAAGTTAACGTGTCGGCTAGTACGGGTGCGGTTACTTTAAGTTTACCCGCTACAATTAATGTCAACACTACCGGCACTGCCGATAATGTAACTGGTGTTGTTGGGGTATTAAATGGCGGCACAGGCCAAACTAGTTACACCGATGGTCAGTTATTGATTGGTAATAGCACTGGCAACACGCTTACCAAATCTACGCTTACCGCAGGTACTGGCATTAGCATTACTAATGGCGGCGGATCAATCACTATCAATGCAACTAATGCTGGTGCGGTTACATCGGTAACTGGCACATCGCCAGTCGTATCATCTGGCGGCGCTACACCAAACATTAGTTTGGCGTCTGGTTATGGCGATACGCAAAACCCGTACGCTAGTAAGACCGCTAACTTTTTCCTTGCAGCACCAAATGGCACAGCAGGGGTGCCGACATTCCGC